GCAGATCTCGTCATTAACTCGCCTCAGCGTCGATGGAACTGATCAGTGGTATCCGCCTGATGTAGAGATCGGGCGCTCAGGGGCTTTCACTTGGGAGATAAAAGGCAGCAGTCCAACAGCTGCAGGACAGACGACAACAGCCACTCACAACTTTGTAGATGCAGACCATGAGTTCGGCAGCCGTTCCGTCAACGTCACCTTTAACCTGACCTCGATCGCTATCCCTGCAGACCACTACTCAAAAGATCACGGCAACTACACGGGCTTTGGCTGGAACACGATCACAGGCATCACAATCAACAGCCAGACTGGTTTCTGGAGGAACAACGAAGATTTTGTTCTGAAAATTGCTCTGACCAGCAATAACCCTTTTGCGTCAAACCATCCGACAGAAGGCACGCTGCAAGAGGCTGGGGCTGGCTACAAGGTCACAGCCACCGGGTACACAACCAGGCAGCTGCGCCTTAAGGATGATGGCGTGCTTGTGCTTGAGGACTCTGACGGCAGCAACGTTGTCTGGAGTTCTGACAATGAGGCGATCACTGATGAGCCAGAAGTCGTCACAGGCACGACAACGCCGATTGAGGTTTCAGGGCAATGCGGCAAAACAATCCGCGACTGTCGTCTTCATTTCACCAATACAGATGGCTCTATTGGTGATGCACATGGTGGTTTGCCGTTTGGCTCGTTCCCTGCGGTTGGCCTGAATAACTGATGAAGGATTGGCAGAAGGCAGCGGTGCAGCACGCTGAGGCAGAAGCACCTAAGGAGTGCTGCGGGTTATTGGTCATGCTCGACGGTGCTGAGCATTATTGGCCGTGTAAAAACCTGAGCAATGAGGATGACGTTTTTATTCTTGACCCGATGGGCTACGCAGCGGCTGAGGACACAGGCAAGGTTTTAGCGGTTGTCCATAGCCATCCGGGTGCGCCTGCTTTGCCCAGCGAGCCTGACAAAAAGGCTTGCACTCAATACGGGCTGCCATGGTTCATCTACGGCATGGAGGATCAAAGCTGGTTCAAGATTGACCCTTGAGGCGTCGGTAGAATCAAAGGGCATGGCGAGTGACAGCAATGCTTCGCAAAATCAGGCTGTATGGGCACCTGGCGGAGCACTGCGGTCAGAAAGTTTTTGAAGCGGTAGCTAGGACACCAGCTGAGGCGATTCGGTTTCTGCTGTGCAACTTTCCTGAGCTGCGCTCAATCATGGGCGCTGGTCATTACACCGTTGCCGTTGGCCCGCATACGTTAGAGCTGGGAGAATCGCCGCATCAGCTGACCTATCCGCTGATGGCTGACGATGACATCAGGATCATCCCCGTTGTGACCGGGGCCAACTTTTTCAGGAATCTGGCGTTTATTGCTTTAGGTGCCGTGCTAATCGGGACGGCGCTTGCTACTGGCGGGGCTTCGCTGGGCTTGACTGGATTTTCGAGCAACGCAGTTGTTGGCGTAAGCAGCACCTCTTTTATCAAGACCGCCGCAGTAGCAACAGTCGCAGGCAATGTGGGTATTGGCCTTGCCCTGACGGGTATTGCTGGCCTGCTATCACCCACAGTGCCTACGCCTGACATTGACAACGATCCGCGCAACAACTTCAGCTTTTCTGGCGTGCAAAACGTCAGCAGAGAGGGCGTGCCCGTCCCGGTTGCCTATGGAGAGGTGATCGTCGGTAGTGTTGTCATATCGGCTGGCCTAAACGTCGATCCGCTGGAGTGACATGCCAAAGGACACTTATGAATCAAAGCAGGTTGTACGGATCATCGACCTGCTCAGCGAAGGTGAGATTGAAGGGTTTCCTTCGGCAAGCGGTCTTACAAAAGACACAGACCCATATTTCTTGGCGTCCCTAAAGGACACCTTTTTTAACAACACGCCGGTTTTGGGGGCTGACGCAACTGTCACATCAAATTCAACAAAAGATGACCCAGACATTGTTGAGAACTTTAATTTTGACATGCGTGCTGCGGTTTTTGAAAACCGTTTAGGCACCCAAACGCAACCGTTCTTGCAAAACGTTGGTGATGCAAACCAATCGACCACTATCGTCAACGTTGAAGTTCCAAAAGCAACAACAACGGATGACACACCAACAGGCGTCTTTATTCAAGACGGCACGCCAGTAACCAGGCAGATTACGGACGCTGATGTCACCTCTGTCAGGGTTACTATTGGCAGTCCTGCACTTACGCGCCAAAAGAACTCTACAGGCACACTAAAAGGAATAAGAGTTGATTACAAGATTGAAATTCAATACAACAGTGACGGTTTTAACCCTGTTGGTTTCGGCGATTACACCGGGGACGACTATCTAGGTAACGGCAATTTTAGGCTTGATGGATACACCCCCGACCTGTATCAAAGAGTTCACCTGATTAACATTGAAGGAGCTTTCCCTGTCGATATTAGAATCACGCGAACGTTTTTGCTGAATTTTCCCAATGACATTATTCAGGATACGTTGATTTGGTATGACTTCACGCAAAAGGTAAGCGAAAAAACACGCTTCCCAAATAGCGCATTGTTTGGGCTCAAACTAGATGCTCAGCAGTTCCCGAGCATCCCGCAACGTAGTTACAAGATACGCGGCATCAAGGTGCGTATCCCACATAACGCAACTGTGCGTGCTGATGGCTCACTTGAATACGATCCCAATACGCCTTTTAATGGCACGCTGAAAACTACCAGAGAATGGACAACAGACCCGCCGTTCATACTTTACGACCTGTTGACATCTACTAGGTACGGATTAGGTTCTCAAATTCTTACGCCTGAGGAGCGAGCAAAAGACGCAGCAGGAACTTTCACTGGTGCCTCAGACACTGCTAGCAATCTTGACCTGTATAGCTTCAAGAAAGCGAGTGAATACTGTGGTGAGTTGGTAGACAACTTTGAGGGTGGTGAGGAGCCACGATTCACCTGCAACGTTCTTCTGCAAACGCAGCAGGAGGCTTTCAAGCTTATCGAGGAAATGTGCTCTGTATTCAGGGCAATGCCATTCTGGGAGGTTGGTGGCATCACTGTCGCTCAGGACGCCCCTGACGTCTTTGCATATACGTTCAACCAGTCGAACGTCACGCAAGATGGTTTTAGTTACTCAGGGTCAAGCCTAAAAAATCGTCCGACTTGTGTTTCTGTTAAATACTTTGACAACAACCTCAGGGACTTTGCTTACGAGCTGGTTGAGTTAGCAGAAACATCCTTTAAGCCGATTAGAAAATATGGCTATAACAAGCAAAACATCACGGCTTTTGCCTGCACAAGTCGAGCGCAGGCGCGTCGTCTTGGCCTTTGGTTCCTTTACTCAGCTCACAACGAAACTGAGGTTTGTAGTTTCCAGACTGACATTGCTGCTGGCATTACTGTTCGGCCAGGCGATCTAATCAAGATTGGCGATCCTGTCCGTGCTGGCAAGACAGTTGCGGGCCGCGTTACGTCAGGCTCAACGACAACAGCAGTCAAGTTAGACCGCAGCGACGTTGACATGTTCGGCACGCAAGCGCCCAGCACTTTTACGCTGAATGTTATTACTGAAGGCCGTAACGCCGATGGCTCAGCCAAGACTGATCCAAGAACAGGTGCGTTGATTTATGAGGTTCAGGCTGTTGCTGATTCAACGATTGTCGGCAACACGGTTACACCTGGCGCAACTCTAAACAGTGCTCCTGTTGCTGGCAGTGCTTTTGCTATTGGCTATGACGGGTTGGCGTTGAGTTTGTGGCGTGTTCTTACCGTTGTTGAGAATGAAGCAACCTATGAAATCACTGCCTTAGCGCATGACAGGGACAAGTATTCAGTCATTGAGGCTAGCCATACCTTTACACCACGCGATGTAACGCAACTGGCTGAAAAACCAGATCCTGTCACCAACCTGACTTTAGTTGAAGAACTTTATGAGGAAGGCGACAAAGTGCTGCAGCGTGTCAAAATTAACTGGCAACAATCAGCACGCGCAAAAGAATATGAAGTTGACTACAAGTTTGATGATGATAAGCCTATAACTCAAATTGTAACGACAACAGGTTTTGATATTCTTGATAGCGAGACAGGTGTTTATGAGATCAGCGTTACAGCGATTGGTTATGGCTTAGATGTTGAGCAAACGGGCAAGCGTCGTTCTTCGCGCACCACTGGCAAGATCACCACGGTTGGTAAGAAAGCGGCACCAAGCAACATCGCAAGCCTAAATATCACGCCGATCGATCAGCACACGGCAGAGCTGCATTGGCCGGAAGCTGCTGACTTGGATGTCCGCAACGGTGGAACGGTTGAGATCCGGCACAACCCACGCACCACTGGGGACATCAAGTGGAGCGGTAGCGAAAAAATTGTCCCGGCTGTCAACGGCAGTTCAACCAGAAAAATTGTTCCGTTGTTGTCTGGTCATTATCTTGTCCGCGCAAAGGATTCGGTAGGCAACTATGCGGCTGAATCCGGCATTCCTAAGGTTACGGTTGATCTGCCAGAGCCTCAGGATTTAGAGGTTGTTCAGACCTACACAGAAAGCCCTAACTTCACTGGCACGTTTTCGCAGTCTTTCAACAGCGTCACAGAAGGTGGCATCACCTTGTCGGGCAAGGGTCTGATTGACTCAATTACTGATTTTGACGCTGTAACCAACCTGGACTTCTTTGGCGGCGTCCAAAGCACTGGCAACTACATCTTTGCCAACACGCTTGACCTTGGGGCCAAGTTTGACGTTGAGTTGCTGGCCAACCTGCAGATGAAGTCGATCAACCCTGACGACTTCTGGGATTCGCGAACCAACCTTATCGACACTTGGAACGACATTGACGCTGACGACCTGTCAGAAACCAATGCTGAGCTGTATGTCAGAGCCACCAATGACGATCCCGGCGGGGCTTCGCCTACTTACGGCACCTGGGAGCCTTTTGCTAACTCTACAAAGCGTGGGCGGGGCTTTCAGTTCAAGGTCGAGATGGAGACGGAGAACGACACGCAAGATCCTGTGGTTGAAACGTTGGGTGTGTCAGTAAAACTGCAGCGCCGGACTGAGCAGGAGCGCAACATCAGCAGCGGCACAAGTTCAAGCGGCAAGGCCGTGACGTTCCCTTCTGCCTTCTACAGCACGCCAAGCATCACGATTACGGCAACCAACATGGCTACGGGTGATTTCTTTGAGCTAAGCAGCGTTAGCAGAACAGGATTCACCATCAAGTTTCTTGCTGCTGATGGGACTACAGTGCTTAATAGGTCATTCGACTACCAAGCGGTAGGCCACGGCAAGGAGATCACCTGATGGCTCAATCCACTGATAAAACTCTCGACAACCAAAGCGGAAGTAGTTTCAGGACTGAGCTGAACTCTGTACTGGCTGCCATCGCTAGCAACAACA